CTAGGATAAGCTGCTTTTCTTTTAGATCTGTAACTATCATTTTCTAAATCCCAAGCATCTTGTAATGCTTTTAATCCATTAGTGCAATCAGATTCACTAGGCTTAGAACCTCCATCATGCACTACAAGATTTGCATAGATTTTATTTTTACTATCTGTCCAACCAAACCATTGTCCAGTTCTTACAGTAATAAGATAATCTTGTATATGATCTGGTCTGCCTGTCATTTGATTTGCCATATTAAGTATCTCCTAACCTTATAAATGTATAAGCATTTTCACAGCTTGCACTACTACCTCTAAAAACTGTAGTTTGCACATTGTTGTCGTAATATCCAAAAAGAAGTTTATAACCTGATGTATTTTGAACATCAAAAATAACTTGCATAAATGCACTCTGCCTACTATTATCGCCCTTATTGGCAGAATAAGATTGCATTATTTCAAAGCCATTAGATTGGACACCATCAGTCATTCCATAACAATAATGAATACCCCAATAATTATTACCACTACTTCTCTCTCCTATCCAATGTACTTGTATCAACCATTTTCCTGTTGAAGGAAAAGTCCAATGTCCATTGCCATCAACTGACATTCCAGTACCAATTTTTTCAAAACTTGTATCATTTCTTTCCCAGTTTGAGGTAATGGTAGCAGCGTATTGGCTATTCATTGTAAAGTCTGAAGTCACTCTCCATTGATCTGCCTCTGTTATTCCCGCAGCTATTCCAGTTAAAGCTGAGCCGTTTATTGCTGGTAAATTACCAGAAAGTTTTGTTGCATCTAGAGTACTTTGACTTGTAACAAGCGTTCCATCTGCAATGTCAGGTAAAGCAATAACTCTGTTATTACTAGATGATGAGGGTGCTTGGATACTTATAGACCCACCACCTGATGCTGCGTTTAGTTTAATCTTTGCTGTCATAATTAACTTGGTTCGGTAGGAAAGGTAACAGAACTCATATCTAAATTACCATCAGAATCGAGTGCTGGCGATGAACTGGCTGGAAGATCACGCAAACTTTGACGATATGTTTTCCATTCTGTCTTTTTACTTGTACTTAACTGTGAATCAGTAAGAACAACCCAATCACAAGCTGCTAATAATCTATTTCTTTCTATTCTAAGTAATCTTATAGGCTCTGCATTATTTAACCTAGTGACTTCAGCATTTATTTCAGATTCAGTTGGTGCGGTGTCACTTTCTAACCATGTAAAATTTGAATAATCTGTACCACTCCATGACCATTTTTTATTTGGTTTTAAACTAGAAACCGCCTCAATTTTTGTATATATCATGCTCCTACCTCTATCAAAATTAATCTTGAGGCTAATCCATTAATACCACCACTATTTATATTAACGTATCCAGTAACACTTGAATCTGAAGTCTTAACTTGCATTTTATATGTAATTGCTTCTCCAAGTGTATAAGTGGGAGAGTCTAAAACATTAATATTAACGTACCCATCATGGTAACGAGCATAACTTTCTTGTATATAAATTCCAAACCATGCTGCACCAATATTTGTGTAAGAACCACCAGCAACCGATCTAGCTAAAAGAGCAGCAGTTCCTCCGTTATAAGTTCCATTAGGATTAGATTGAATCGCAGGGTTCAACATTGCAAGAATTTTACTTGAAGCTGCTACAGGTGTTATTGATTTGCTAAATCCAGTTACGTCAACATAACTATTGCTTGTAGTTGAAAATTGTCCTGTTGTAAATTGATGCTGAACAACTTGAAGGATTTTACCGCCTCCAGCACCAGTAACACCACTGTTTGTAATTGACATTCTTTCAACACCATTGGTTGAAAATCTTATCGTGTCTGACGCATACGATATTCCAGTATTATTGTCTTGCCCACGTTGACTTGGTGCGGAAACACTTCCATCAACTGTTGCTATTCCTGTTGTTCCGTCAATAATAAAAGCCATAATTAAACGATAGAAACTACTGAACCAGCAGGAATTGTAAGAACTGCATTAATGGTCAATGGGCCAAAAACTCCTGCATTTATATTAGACGTTCCATCACCGATTGTATAGTCTTGATCCATCTGGTTTTCATTTTCGTGAAAAATAGCTTCATTTCCACCGCCAGTAGCTCCACCGCCTCCACCGATAGCACCCCAAGAAGTTGTATAGCCTTCAAATTGTCCTGTATCAGAGTTATATCGGAATTGTCCTGCTGCTGCTGCGGGAGCACCAGATTGCCCAGGTTGTTGTGCATTATTACCAACAGGAACTTTTAAAAATCCAGTAGATGACATTGTAACATCACCTGTCATCGTAGGTGTTGCTGCTACAACTAAACCTAAATTAGCTTGTGTAATATTTCCGATAGTTGTAAACGTACCAGTTCCAGAAGACACACCAGTACATATCTTCAATAAATTAGTTGATGAATCTATATGTGGTTGGAATTGAACTACATTTGCATCTCCTGATGGATCTCCACTAGCTGAGTTTATTGTTCTTAATGCTGTAAAAATATCATTTATTCCTGCACGGACTGCAGCACCCGTTCCATTGGATACATTAAAATTATTACCTGTTTCTTTAGTTGTACTATTGACTCTTGCCATTTCGGTAATATTTTATTTTATTTTATCATCCCTTACCAAATCCGACAGCCTGATAAGTGAAATTTCTATCAATCGAAGCATTTGATGAATTTTTAAAATGAACAGTAAATCCTGTACCACTAATACTTGATAATTCAAAGAAATCGCCACTTGCCATATTTTGTGCAGTTATTCCGATTGAAGGTAAATTTGAATTTACTCCACCTATCGCAGAAGTTCCAGTAAAGAAAGAATTTGTAAATGTAATAACCTTTGCTCCTGCTCCAGATGCAATAGTAGTTGTGCTTTGCTCTGTTCTTCTTTGAAACGATGCTGTATAACCTAATTGAGATACTTTTATGTCTTGGTCAGGATCATCACTTGTTAAATTAACTTTGAACTTAAATCCTCTACCTTTATAAGTTCCGTTAGCAAATGTTTGGAACGCTGTATATGTAGGTGATCCTGATGACGGATCAGCTTGAGTTACAGCAACTAACATTTCAGCATTTACTTTAGTAGCTGTAAGTCCATCAAAATCTACTCTTGCATCTACATCTGTAATTGCATCAAATTGATCTGACGGGAAAAATGCTTCAGTAAGAAAATGACGTTTTAAATCAAGACTAAACACACCACCTAAATCCAAGAAAGATGTCCCTGGTGCACCACCAAATTCGTATGTACCTAATGGAGCAATACCTCCAATATCATCTATAGAACTTTCAAGATCAAAATTAGTGATTGCATCAAATAAACCAGTACCAGTTAAATTTAAAGAATCTGTTGTAGCGTCAACAGCTACATTGGTTTTTGTTCCTTGAAACTTAGGAACATCTAAATCTTCTCTTCTTGTTAAAGCTATTAAAGGTGCAAGATTATCAGGTAAATCTATTACAACACTTGCCTCTCCTGCACTAAATCTACCTCCATCATCTTGAAATTTTAAAATATACTCTCCTTCTAAATAAGGAACTTCCGCAGTTGTCGTATTCCCTGCAAGTGCTGAGATAAGATCAGTAGCATTGGAGAAAGTTCCTGTTCCATCAGTTTTTGTAGAATGTCTTACATAAACACGACCACCATGAGTCACATCAATATCTGTAGATAAATTCCAACGTAATCTTACAAGTTTATCGCTTATAGGTTCTGCGGTTAAGCCAGTTACATCCCCTGGAATTGCACTTTTTCCTACAGCAATATGCGTAAAAGTTGTTGGATTTGCTGAAGATTCAAGATTTGCAGCAACACTAGCTAATTCAAAATTATAAGTGCCTTCTAAAGAATCTAATATTTGAAATTCGGGTGTAAGTGATTGTAAGGTTTGAAAATTACCATTATCTACTTGATACTTTAATTCATAATGAATAGCTCTAGGTACAGAATTAAAATCTATATTTAGTCTTGTTCTTGCTCTATTACCTTCTGTAAAAAATTCTTCTGTGACAACAGGAGCAGAAGGAGCAGGAACAGGTTCATTTAATATTGTTATATTGCGAACAGGTAGTGCA